GTTCACGTGCACATCGGTTACAGTTGGTTGTGGCATTTTTGTTTACCTCTTTATCCTGTAATCACGTGAATCTCCGCCATCCCCGTGTCACCCGAAAAGGTAACTGACGACGTGCTAATTATCGTGAGCGTGTCTGTTGGTCCGAAGCTGTTAGCAGCCGTTGCTGCCGTTCCTGATATCGCTGTGCCCAGTACCTTTAGATTCACGTTTGTACACGTGCACGCCAATGTAGTAATCGGCGTCGCGTTGATAGTAGCCGTGAGAACGGTCGCTCCACTCGTGCTTGCTACCTTCGATGGAATAACGAACATATTGGTTACAATGCCCGTAAACCCGAAAGGTGCCGTTGTGACTGCGTTAACTGCGCCTCCAGCAACACCTAGGTTCACCATCGGAACGCTGAACACTAGATGCCCTGAACGGGTTGCGCCTGAAGTCAAGATTCGGTTCGTGAGAGCGACTTCGATAATCGAACTCGTTGAATTGTTTGCTTCAAGAGCGATTGCGACTACTGATTCGGTACTAGGGGAGCTACTCAATGCGAGCTGTCCACCGGTCGTCGGCTTTAGTGGCGAACCTGCAAGTATTGCACTGCCGTCAACCCAACACTTAGAGTGCCCGAGTTCACGTACTGAACCTACTGTTGCTTTGCTTGAGCCGTTTGGATTGTCTTGTAGCACGCCGAGCATCGCCATTGTGCCTGCTGTGCACGCTGCCAGCGTTGAGCCGTTCAGATACACTGCACAGAACTGATAGCTGCTTAGGTCTGCCGTTACGGGGTATGTAAAGTCCCCAATCGGCATGTCGCCTGCGGTCATAGTGTTTTCCTCTCGCGCATCATTTCCTCGTAAATCTCAGGGTGCGCTAATGTTTCTGCTGCCATCGCTGCTTCGATTGTCATACCTTCAGACTTCTCTACACGCGCTTTTGCGAGCGCAGCGAGCTTGCCTTCCGGAGTCCCTTCAATAGCGGCGGTCGAACCGACCTCTACGAAAAGATTTGACTCCTTGAGCCCTGCATCTGCGGCCTTGAAGATTCCTTCGACAGCTTTAAAGGTTTCAGGCGAGAGTTTCTCATCCATCTCCTTGAGCAGCATGGCGAATTTCTCCGTCTTGGGCAGGTGCGTAAATTCGTCAGCCTTTGCGACGAACTCTTTGACGCGCTTCTCTTCCTCCATCTTCTCTATCTTAGTCTCAAGAGTTTCATTGGCCTTGAACAGATAGCGAACGGGACCTTGAACGTCCTCGGGAAGGAGGTCGATGTCAGCCTCTTTGGTTATTTTTTCGAGGGCCTTCTGCACTGCAGAATCCTCGTCGGCTTTAGCCATTTTAGTGGCTTTCTTTGCCATTTTCTTTGCCTTCTTTTGTGGAACTTCTTCTTCTGGTTCTTCGTCGTCTTGCTCGTCCTCATCTTCCTCGTCGTCAGGTGCGGGCTTGGCTTTTTTCGTAGCCGCCTTCGTTACCTTAAATCCGGAAGCTTCGGCAAGCGTGTCGAAGATGTCAGAAGGAAGTTCTTCAGCATATGCCGTAGCCAGCTTCATGAGTGCAACTGATACTTCGGTTGCATCCGTGGACAGGTCCGGCGTCTTCTTTTTTAGTGTTTCTCGCAGGTTGTCCTCTGTGCCGAGGTCGGCCTTGAGGACTTCTGCATAAGGTAATTCTTCCATGAATACCTCGTCTTCTGTGACTGGTGTGCCTTCTTTTAGAATCTTGAACCGCTTTCTGTTCGCACCCTGTTTAACCAACGAGATTTCTTCAATCTCCAGGTCACGTAACTCGGTTGGTTCTTTGTTAGCCATGGCTCAACCCCAAAAGCGTTAAAAAATTGAGCAGCGAAGCTAAGGCTGTTGCGCCAGTTAAATACTGTTTGTCGTTCAACCTAGCCTTATTACTCCGAGCTGCTATGAGGGTCTGCTTGAATCCGCACACCCGTGCCGCCTATAGAGAACGCGTTGAGTTTACCACTCTCGACGTCCGCCCAGGTAGCTGCATCGCTAACTTCGACAGACACGACCCAAGAGCCGGCTTTCCAAAGCTCTCCATCTACCACCATATCAGCGGGGGTAACGTATGACTCGACTGGTATTGCCTCGACTTCTCCCTTGTGCTGGTTCCCAATCGTGCGGCCTTTCTTCAGAAGACTTTTCTTCATGAAGTTCCATGCCGCCTTTCTCAGCTCGTCTGGGGTTATCCAGTCTGACTGGGTGTCAAGTTGGCATGAATGGCCTTTTACACACGGTTCGTAAACAACACCACGCACAATGTGGGGGATGTCTGTTTTCAACAGGCGTGCAGTCCAGGTCGTTTCAATTTCGTTTGTCATGTTAAATTTCTCGTGTACGGTATTTAACCGTTACGTAATTGTAAGAACTCTTCATCTGTCATAGTCCCTTTTTGTAGATTACAGCGGGCGCAACTTAACACGATATTCAAGATGTCGTTTGTTCCATCACGTGAGATGGGTATTTTGTGGTCTATGTGAATTTGCCTATCCTCAAGTGATGAGTAAAGCAGTTCACCACAATAGAAACAGAACCCCTCTTGCAACTCGAATAACTCATTGAGTTCTTTGGCTGTAAAAGTACCGCCGTTGCCGTTTTTGCGCGCTTTGCGAATGTGCCATTGTAACTTAGCCGCTTCCGGATGTTCATCACGCCACTTACGAATGTGGTTGCGAAAGTAATCAGGGTGGGATAAACTCCAAGCACGATTAAGTTCGCTTACCCGCTCCGGGTTTGCCTTCCTCCATTCGCGACTAGCTTTGTTGTAGGAATCCCGATGTTTTTCTCGCCTCTTGCGGTCTTTCTCATGTGCCTTCTCTGGGTTGGCTTTACGCCATTTGCACTGCCATTCGCGTTCGTAAGCCCGGCAATGCGCACACCGCTTATACCCATCCTCAGCCTCACGGCCACACTTAGAACACTTCATCTACGCTTACTAATAGTCTTGATGGTCTTTAAACGCTTCTATCGCCGCTTTTCCAAGCTTTTCCTAAGTCTACCATATTCGAGGTAATTTAGCTTTGCGTCAATCATCTTTTTAAGCTGGCTGCGCTTACGCACAAGTTCTTGATTCGTGCGCGGCGTACCCAATGCTACGGGGTGGGGCAACGTCACTGCAACCTCGGGGCCTAAAACGCCTTTGACTGTGTGCCCCAACGCAACTACTATCGGCTCACTAGCCATTGAACGACGAGCATCCTGCTCATCCTTCCAGAATGACTCTGCTTTAATCTCCGACTCTGTTGGCTCTCTTACCTTACCCGCTTCATCTCGTAACAGACGCGGGATTAAGTAGGTTATCGCTATATCATCCCTCGTGATGCCCATTGGCTCAAGGTACTGCTCGTTGAATATTCTACCGCTAGGGCCTACGAGTGCTTCCTTGCGGAGGGATTCAATTACACCCGGCGAAGCGGCCACGAATGTAACGAGTGGCTGCGAGCCGGTGAATGGTTCCACGGTTGTATCGACCTTTGTGACTTCTTTAATCTCTTCAACTTCTTCTGCCTTCACGGTTTTCTCCTGCTTTTTGGCTTTTTCCGCAGACTTACTAGACTCTTCATCTTTTGCACGCGCTGCTATCTCATCAACCGTACCAAAGTGACACTTTTCAACGTCACTCTCTGCGGACTTCTGCGTGATAGCCCCCCACTTAAGCGGCGCACCCGCGGTACTCTCCGTTCCTGCGGCGTCCGCCTTTGCTTTGAGCGCGGCTACAAGCTGTGCGTGGAACCAGTTCATATCGGCCTGTGAAAACCCAGACAAGAGATTACCCTGCGCGGCCCACATCGCCATGCGCCGATTGTATGCGGTAAGGTCTGCGGTGCTCTTGGTCTTAACTTCGGCTGCGAGTTTTGATTTCTCCGGGTCAGTAAGTGACTTTTCTATTTCTGAACCTTCATCGGATTTCTTCATCTTCATGCAGTTGTCCGCGACTTTTTGGCAGTCAGGGTGTAGTTTTTCTTCTTGCTTCTCAACTTCTGGCTCTTCTTTAGCTACAGGTGGCTGCATCTCTACCGCTGCGGGTGCACTTACTGGCTCCGATAATGCAGTAGTGGCGCTTGTAGCAGCCGACCTTGCCTTTCCAGAGTTGCGTCCGCCTGCTTTATTCCGTGCCTTCGAGTTTATATGGTCCCAAACCGTCTTAGGCAGGTATTCTTTCGCGGCGGCGCGCAGTTCTTCGAAATACTCTTTAGAGTACTCCCTAGCGGCGCCTTCTTTTTCTATTTCGTCAGTCTCAACTTTTTCAACAGTTGTTTCTTCACTCATTTCTTTACCTTTATAGGGGCGCAGTCCGCAATGTGCATCTTCAACGCACGATTGACCCCTTTTAGCTGATTTCGTATGTCTTTTAGTTGTAACGTAAGCACCTTGACCTGTGAATCTAAGTCGATGTCCGGTGCGTAGTTCTCGGCAGTCTGATACTCGGGTTCTTCAATAGCCGGTTTCATTGTGAGCCATGAGTAATCATGGTATTCTTGGCTTCCGCAAGAGATTTTATTCTGCTTCATCGCTTTGCCTTCCGCTTTTTCTTTTCTGGCGGTGGAGCATTAACGTGAACATCCCCCGCGCTCGGCTGCCCGGATTTAGCCTGCGACCCATACTCACTCGTCGCCGGTGTCTCAACGTTTAACCTTTGTTGCCGTTCAGTAGTATCTGCCGCCGTTTGCCCTGGAAGCATTGCGTCCGCCGCTGTCTGTTGCGGTGGCGCGGCTGTCTGTCCCGGAAGTAATGAATCAGCCGGTGGTTTTACCTCTGCGTCCTCGGGTTCTGGCTCTGTGGGGAGGTGTAAGATGTTCCAAATCTTGTTTCTAAAGTCCACAGTGTCTGGAATTGTGACACCCCCGCGTGCAAGTAGGGATATTGCGTTTGCTATGTCAAGTCCCGCACTTGAGGCGATGTCCCCGTGGGTGAGTTTTGGTAGTGACTGGGGGTTTATGTTGGCGTTGAGGCGTGCGAGGCGTGGAACTGCGTATGAGTTAATCGTCTCTGCTATTGAATCGAGTATTGCGGTTATTGATAAACTAAAGATGTCATTCCGCGTTTCCGCGAGTGCGTATGAGCCGGTTTGGTCCTGCCCCAACATCAGGAAATCCGCGAGAACAGTCATCGCTATCATCTTGTTGTATCTGTTGATTATGTCCCCCGTCATGAACTGCCGTTGTGACGAGGGGCCTAAGAGTTGAATGTCGTACATTAACCCAGGGCCGCCGTCTTCGGGTGGGTAAAGTGTACTAGGGAGGATTATGCCTTCGTCCTGGTTGCGGTGGATGTTGGTGATGACTTGTTTATAATAATCGCGGGCGCTAACAGCGTCCGCGTCTGAACCGAGCAGGACATTCTCAGGTACTCTCATAATAGGAATGCCTGCGAGGTCACGCTCAACGCCGATGGCTTCGATGTCTTCTATATTTTTCTTAATCATCCAGGACCTGTAGGCGCCACGGAGTAGTGAATTGTGTGTCGGAATGAACCCTTCACCCACTAAGAACAGGTTATCTGGGCTGTCTGTTTCTATACAAGCCGTGTCTCCAGTTCCAACGCGCTCTACCTTTTGAATAAACTGACCTCTAACTTTCAACGTATCTTTAATATTCTGTTGTGCAAGTTTTCGTGGAAGTCTGTGGAGGGGTTTGTGTAGATAGAAAGATAGTTTATAGTCTGGCTTCCGTTGCGTTATCTGACGCCCTCTTACGATTCCACCTAAGTCCCCAGGGTTCCCGTGCTTACTTAGTTTCGGTCTGCCACCAAGCGAGAATATCAGTTCCTTAACTTGCTTTAGTAATACTACATCGTTATTACAGAAACAACTATTTCGGTTCTTTTCGTTGTTGGAATACCCATCAGAGTCCATTAGCCCCTGTAATAACGCGAGGCGTTGGCTATAACTCGCTCGTAGATACTTCTCTGGAATCCTTTTCTTACCGAGCAATCCGGCGAGGCGCAACGGCTTATGTAACCCACGAACGCCTAACGCGTTCGTCCACCTCCCACCTATTTCGAACCCGGCCTTAAGTAGTTCAGATTTAAGCGATTCTAAATCCTCGTCGCTTACTGCTATCTCTGCTTTCGTAGAGGCCCCATCCCCCAACCAGTAACCTAGTATATAAGGGTCAATCGGTAATTCTGCTTCTTCACCTTCAATCTCAGGAACTACCCCTGCGCAAAACGACATATTCTTTAGTGGCGCGTTTATGCGGTCATATAATTCTTTTGAATTACAGATTCGCGGGGTCCTGTCGGTTACTCGGTCGTTAAAAGTAGTGACCGACCACTCGTGTACCTCATCAGCAGTGACTTCATCACCTGATGAAAAAGTAAGTTTATACAATGGCCTGTTATGGAATACTTCACTTTTTCCGATAACGTTGCGTATCTGCCCATCACTACCGTATATACAGTCCCCGGCTACAAGTTGCCCGATAGTCTTCCAGCCATCCGGCGTCGGCACCGGCGTATTCAACTCAATCGGCTGGCCCTCAGGATTTCCTTTGCGCGGCCGTACGCGGAATAATAAGGATTTCTCCATCGGTATTTCAGTGATGCGGAAGTGTGGGGGGGCGAGTTGTACCATAGCAGTAACCCCCCCGTTAACGTCGAAGTCCCACCGGAGTAATGATTCTTGAGTTCTGATACCCCACTTGCGCCAACCTATGCGCCCGTCGTCGAAGTTTGAGTCCATGGTAGGGTCTTCTGGGTTCGGCCCGTTACGGGTCTTATAAACTAGCTCCAACAAACTCCAACCAAAAATAATCATGCTCAATATCTCAGAAAGTGTATCTTCCCAGTTGACGCTCATATCCTCGAATAGACACTGGCTGAAGAACTCTGCGGCCTGCTCGTCTTCTGGTGAGTCTCCACCAGGTTCAAAGTCCCAGTCAACACTCCTACAAACCATCTCGATAGCATAAATGATACTAGAAATAATGGCATCATTTTGCCACATTTCTTTGTATATCTTAACGCCTTTTTGTAGCTGGAGGGCCTCAAGCCATTCCTCATATACGTATGGCCCCATACGATAGAGGCCTGTGGTGCCATATTCTGCGAAATACTGTATGTTTTTGGGTTTGTTTATCTCTGGCCCTTGTGAATCAAGTGACGGGAAATCAGCAGGGTTCAGACCAGGCATATTCGACCCCGAAGTGACTGGCTGCTTCTCTATTCTCTCAGCATCTTCTTTTGTTATCTTCTTTTTTCTTGGCGGCATTTTGTTAAAACCTTTTGAACCTTTCGAATGCAATCATCATTTAATCATCAGCTAATCATCAGAATAATCACTTCAATTCAGAAACGCACGTGCGCCTTGACCAACGTGATTTTCTCTCTCCGTAAGATGATAACTTGCGTGCTTGGTTGGCTTGAGCGTGGCATTGGGAGCACCACCCCTGGATTGTGCACCATTGGCGGCAATCGGAGCTCATCGCGTTATAAATTCCTCCACCGTCTTAGTGCCTTTCTTCTCATTACAACTCAGATGCGCCAATCCGACGTTTGAAAGGTCATTGATGCCCCCGCGTGAAACAGGAACCTTATGTTCTATGCTTGGGATGTCATCAAACCGTTCATACAACAGTTTACCGCACAGATAGCAAATTCCGTTTTGCTGCTCAAATAATATATCGCTTACACCAGTAGGAAGCACGCCGCCATTGCCTTTTATTCTGGCGCGGCGGTTATGATTCCATACCGTCCACCTCTCAGGGTGTGTTTTACTGTAATGTCGGGAATATTCGCGAATTTGTTCCTGACGCCTGATATACGTCCTGCGCTTAGCAGCCCTCGCAAGCTCTGGGTGTGTGTGCCGCCAGTTACGCAGGAGTTTGGCCTTCTCTTCTCTATGTGTTCGATTGTAATTGCGGTTAGATTCACGTATTTTTTCAGGGTTTGCTACGGCCCATTTGAGGTTATTCTCACGCTTTGCTACGACCTTACACGGCTTACAGTATTTCTGCTGAGAGCTAAAACGTTCGGTTAACACCCCACACTTCACACAGTGGATTGGTGAGTAGGTTTTCGTCATCTTAATCCGGCAAGCCTCCCTTCTCCCTCTCCCACAATCACCGGCGCAATCACGCGACCACCGCGACGGCCCTTGAGCGTGTACGAATAACAACTATATCTTAAACTGTCCATCAAATCATCGAAGCCACGCTTCTTATCGGGTAATTCTTGGATGTTTCCATCTTTGTCGCGTTGGCGGGTGTAGCCGTGTATCTCTTTAACAAAATTAACAGCCCTAGGGTTTACGACAATCTTGTATTGCCTTACTGTGTTTATTCCGTCCAAGACGTCTTTCTTAGCAGGGTATACATTCAACTCAGACTGCTTCATCTCTGCGATTCGCGCTGGCTCGGCTGCGTCGCAATATATAGGGATTTGTCGGTGTAATCGCCGGTCCGGGATGTGCTCTTCTAATTTAGCTTTAATCGCGGTAATAAAATCAGAAGTAAGAACCCCCCGCATGTAGAGCTCATCGATGATATAGAGTGTGTGTTCTTTTATACCGAGTAGCACGAACGCACACGGGTGCTCGTAGCCAAAATCTGCACCGGCGATAGTAGCGTCAAAGTCCTCGTATTGGTAACCAAAGAGTTCTTGGGTCCAGTTCGTGTAGACTTGGTTTTCGAGTTTACCCCATTCACCTAGAGTGTAGATAGTGTAAAGATTCGAGTCTATACCTTCCAGCTCTTCTAGGGACCTGACATATTCAGCGTCTAAGAACTGATTGTCTTTGTAGGTGTAATGTTGTATCTCTACGTCTTCGGGCTGACTTAAAAAGAAGTAGTTATTCAACCAATGGTTCTGGTCGATTGGATTGAAAGTAAGGAGTAGTTGGCGGTAATTGTTCTTGAGTGGTGCACCGCGCAAGCGGAGTTTAATCATCTCAAACTCTTCCTTGCGGATTTCTGTGGGTTC